ATTTTTTTTTTAATAATATTAATAATAATTATTTATTATTTATTTATTATTTATTAATTAATTAATTAATTATTCCTACAAATAATACGAAGTATTATGAGGAGACATCAACTATATCACTAACTATATCACTAACTATATAATTATTTATGTAATAATTTATTAATAATAAATATTAATTAATTATATAATAAATTATCTTTAACTTTTTATTATAAAAAATTAAAGTTGTTAATTATTATATATTATATATTTACTTATTATATTATATATAATATATAAATAATGTACTTACATAGTATGTATTTTCATTGTTGTCATATTTATATTGCATATTATTTATATAATAATGTGCAATATTTTTGTTTATATTATATATAATTAATAAAAATTATGTATATATTATATAAAATAATAAAAATTATTGCATTATTTATACAATAGTTATAATAAATAATAAAATAGTTGACACATGTATGGATATTTTATATATTATATAATAAATATATTAATATTATTAATAAAATGTCATTAATTATTAAATAGCTAACGCATGTATGGATAAAATATTATACAAAGGAGAACAAAATGGTAGATATTTTATTAGATAATGGTAAATTATGTAAAAAGATTGATAAAACTAATTCATTAAATGTAGTTAAAGTTAAAACTAATAAACAATTACAAGAAGAAGATGCAAGAGTTAGACATAGAATTGATGAATTACCATTACAAGATAATAAAATGAATACAATTAGTGTAATTATTTCTTATTATTTATTTGGTTTATCATTAAATGATATTAGTATTATTACTAAAATACCAATAGAACAGATAAATAATATAGTAATGTTACCTGCTTTTAATGAAATGTGTCAAAAGATTACTACTTCTATATTAGAAAGTGATCAAAATAATGTTAGAGATTTTATACAACAACAAACTAAAAAAGCTAGTAATAAAATTGTAGAAATAATGGAAACTGCTGCACCTAAATATGCATTAGCTGCTGCACAAGATATATTAGACAGAGGTGGACATAGACCTATTGATGTTGTTGAACATATTAATAAAATGGAAGGTGAATTACGTATTGTTCATATACAAAAAGATGAAAATGCATTAAATAAAATACAAGATGTTGAATTTGAAGAGATAAAATAATGGCAAGTAGTAATGAATTTAGAGTAATTAGTGGAAGTTTACAAGATAGATTTCTAAATTTACGTACTAAAATACAATTTTATGGTGGTGGTTTTGGTAATGGTAAAACTTCGTGTACTTGTATTAAAGCAATTCAATTAATGAAAGATTATCCAGGTAGTCATGGTGCAGTATTAAGAGAAACATTACCTAAAGTTACAACTACTACAATGAAAGAATTTTTTAAGTGGTTACCTAAACATTGGATAAAAAGTTTTAATAAACAAGAAAGAATATTAACATTAATTAATGGAAGTACTTGTGTTTTTAGTTATTTAGTACAACAAGGTAGTGGTAGTGATACAACTTCTAACGTATTATCTGCAACATTTGATTGGGCATTAGTTGATCAAGTAGAAGATCCTGGAATTGTTTATAAAGATTTTACTGACTTATTAGGACGACTTCGTGGTTCAACTAAATATATTGGTGATGATCCAACTATGCCAAGAACAGGACCGAGATGGTTATTCCTTGCTTGTAATCCAACTAGGAATTGGGTATATAAAAAATTAATTGCACCTTATCAATTATATAAAAGAACAGGTAAAATTACAGATGATTTAATTTATGATAAAGAAAGAAATCAATTACTTATTGAAGTTGTTGAAGGTTCAACTTATGAAAATAAAGATAATGTACCAGAAGATTTTATTAGAACTTTGGAATTAACATACAAAGGACAGATGAAAGATAGATTTCTTAATGGTGAATGGGCAGGTTATGAAGGATTAGTTTATCCTGATTTTGATGTAATGAGAAATATGATACCACATAAGTGGTTAGAAAATTATTATTTTGAATTAAAAAATAAATATAATTTAGAATTAATTGAAGGTTTTGACTATGGATTAGCAGTACCAAGTTGTTATATGTTAGGTTTTGTTGATCCGTATGGTAATATATTAATATTAGATGGTTATTATGAAAAAGAAAAAACAATTGAACAAATTGCTACAGGTATTTTACAAATTAGAATGAAATATGGTGTATATGATACTAATATATTAGCAGATCCTGCAATATTTAAAAGAACAATTATTGAAGGTTATAAAAATATTTCATTAGCAGAAGAATTTTTTACTAAATTTAATTTAAGAATGATACCTGCACAAAATGATATATTAAGTGGTATTGCAAAAGTTACAGGATATTTATCTATAAATAAAATGCATCAAAATCCATTTACTAAAGATTACAATTCACCTTATTTATATGTAAGTGATAAGTTAGAATTTTTTGAAACAGAAATTAGTAATTATTATTGGAGTAAAAGTGCAAAAGATGAATATCAAGATAAACCAATTGATAAAGATGATCATGCAATGGATACTTTAAAATATATGTTGACATATAGACCTGATATAAGTAAAGTGATTATGAAAAAAGATAATAAATCTTCAATACCTACTAGATGGAGTGAATTAAATGATGATGAATGATGATGTACCTGAATATATAGATGAACAATTAAATGAAACTTTAGGAATTGAAGAACAAGTTGATGAAACTTATGAACCTGTTTATAGAATGTATGGTGATAATCGTATTCCAGTTAGTAAAGTTGAAGGTAAATTATGGAGAAATAGAAAAGATCAAGCAGCTACTGTAATGAAAGATGTTACAGATGCTTGGGATTTAGCTTATGAATATTTTAATGCAGATCAAATTCATATAAAAGATGATGGAACCTATGAATTTAATCATGATAAATTAAGAAATAATAAAGAAAATACAGAGAATTTAATTTGGGCAAATAATACAGGTATATTACCTGCATTATATTCACAAGATCCTAGAGTAGAAATTACAAGTAATAAATTAAATGATGCAGAAAGTGATAAATTAGCAACAATGATTGAAAGAGTTGTTAATGTTTTATTTACAAAAAGAGTTGCACCTGGATTAAATTTAAAGAATAAAGCTAGAAAAGCAATATTAAATTGTGCATTAACTAACAGAGGTATTATTAAAGTAGGTTATAATTTCAAAAGTGATGCAAATGAACAAGCAATTAATGATATTAATTTAATAGCTAAACAATTACAAGATGCAAAAGATATTAATACAATCAAAGAGTTAGAAGGTAAACTTCAAGCATTAGAAGAAGTAATTAATTTTGCATCACCTAGTGGTCCGTTTATTAAATGTGTTAGACCTTATGATTTATTTATTGATCCAAATGCAGAAGATCAAGATGGTACAGATGCAAAATGGATTATGGAAAGAGAATGGTTACCTACAGAATATTTGAAAGCAAAGTTTGGTAAACAAAGTGATGATACAGATGAAGTAGAAAGTATTTATAAACCTGGTAAAGTGTTACCAGTTAATGCAAAAGGTATTGATGATAATTTACAAGAAGGTGATGATCCATTAACATTAACTGATGGTGATGCAACTAATTATAAAAATTATGGATATGAAAATGCAGAACAATATAAAAGAAGTTGTTTAACTGAATGTTTTTGGATTTGGGATAAAACAAAGAGAAGGGTTTATTTATATAGTAATAATGATTGGAGTTATCCATTGTGGGTATGGGAAGATCCTTATGAATTAGAAGAATTTTTTCCTTATTATATATTAAATTTTCATGAAAATCCTACACAAACTTTATGTAAAGGTGAAGTTAGTTATTATTTAGATCAACAAAATACAATTAATATGATTAATTCACAATTACAGAAAATGAGAAAATTTGGATTTAATCATTATTTATTTGATAGTAATAGTGGTGCAGATATAAAAGATATTATGAATTGGGCAAATGGTGGTAAAAATATTGTACCTATTAATTTACCACCTAATAAAAAGTTTGAAGATGTATTATTTAGTGGTAATGTACCTTATGATAAAAATCAAATGTTATATGATAAACAAGATTTATTAAGAATAGTTGATATGATTAGTGGTACAGATGCTACTACAAGAAGTGGTGAATACAAAACTAATACAACTAATTTAGCAATTCAGACTTATGTTGCAGGTAAGTCTATGAGATTAGATGATAAAAGAGATGCAATTGAGAATTGGTTAGGTAGAATTGGTTGGAGTATTGCACAACTTTGTTTAATGAATATGGATCAAGAACAAGTTGCTAAATTAATTGGTATAAATAATTCACAAATGTGGAATAATTTATCTAGTGATGAAATTGTTAATACATTTTCATTACGTTGTGTTGGTGGTACTACTGTTAAACCAACAAGTGATAGTAAGAAGCAACAAGCATTACAAATGTCGCAAGTATTAGGACAATTTGCTTCTGCTTCTCCATACACTGTTATAATTATGTTACAAATCTTACAAAGAGCTTTTGATGATGTTATTGTAACAGAAGAAGATATAGAAATGATTAAAAATTCTATACTTCAACAGTTACAAATGCAACAAATGGAGGCTCAACAACAAGCTGAATTAGCAAATGCTCAGGCTAATGAAGCAAACATGAACGCAGATAAGAATGCTGCAGAAACTGCTAATATAATGAGTATGCAAAACGGTATTCCTGCAGAACAACAAATACAAACACCTAATCAATTAATTAATGGTTAGTGAATAATTAGGAGAATATTTTATGAATAATGAAATTGATAATGAATTAGATGAAGCATTTGATAATGTAATTGATACTAATGATGATAATAGTGGTGGAGAATTTACTGAAAATGAAGAAGGTAATGAAACACTTGAAGACCTTATGTCAGAAGGAGAACAGAAGACAGAAGATGAAAGTAATAAAGTTGATAAAGAAATCAATAATAATCAACAAATTACAAAACAACAATCAAATAAACAACAAAGAAATAATAATTCCCAAGATTTAATTGATGAAAATGGAAATGTTATTGCTAAAGCTGGTGCAGAAAGAAGATTTTATGAAGAAAATGTTAGATTAAAAAGAGAAAGAGAACATTTTAATACTAATGTTTTACCTAGAATTAAACAAGAATATGATGCAATGGTTAATAAAATCAATGCATATAATGAAACATTAAAAAGTATGCAAAGTGGTGATTTATCTACACAAGATATTACATTAGGTATGGAATTAATTAGACAGTGGAAACAATCACCTGCTGATACTATTAAATTTTTATTGACACAAGCTAAAAGTTATGGTATTAATATTGACAATGATAGTAATGCAGTAAATATGCAAGCTATTAATCAAATGTTAGATCAAAAATTACAACCTTTCATACAAGAAAGAGAAGCAAAACAAAGAGAATATACAGCTAAGCAAAATGCATTGAATATTTATAATGATTTTATGAGTAAATATCCTGATGCAAAAAATCATGTAAATGAAATTGCTGATTTGTATAAAAGAAATCCAAATCAATCTCTTGATGCTATTTATTATCAATTAAAAAATTATTATTTAAAGAATAATTACGATTTTAATACCCCATTAGCGGAGATATTTAAGAATAAAACACAAAACAAAAACACATTTAATGGTATTAATGTTAATCAAAATGTAAAAACTGCTAGAATACAAACACCTGTTGCTAAAGCTAATGCATCTTTTGATAGTATAATTAGAGAAGCAATAAAATCAGTTAAAAAGTAATTTAATTATGGAGTATTAAAATGGGAAGTCCTGTTATTGAAACTATTTTACATGCAACTTTAGAGAAGTCTCGTAAAAAGTTGATGTTTGCTGCTGTTAAAGCTAATGCATTTTATGCATACGCTATGGCTAGTGGTAAAGTTGAATATGAAAGTGGTGGTCGTGAGATTTCTAATCCGTTAATTGTTGGTAGAAATCCGAATGTTAAATCTTATGCATACTATGATGAATTACCTGTAAATCAGACGAATGAATTTGATACTGTTCGTTATGGTTGGGCACGTGTTGGTGGTTCTGTTATTATTTCAGATCAGGAAGTTGATGAAAACCAAGGTGAAACTGAAATTTTTAAGATTTTAAAAGGTAAAATGCAGGTACTTGAAGAATCAATTAAAGAAAAATTTCAGAATTATCTTTATGGTGCAGGTGCAGGAAAAGATCCAAATGGTCTTGCATTATTAGTACCTGATAATCCGAATGTTGGTACACTTGGTGGAATTGATAGAGCAACTGAACCACAGTGGAGAACAATGGCAAAAGATTATGCAGGTTCTTTAACTACTGATAATATTGAAGAAGAATTTGATGATATTCTTTTAGATATGAAACAGGGTAAAAATGAAAAACCTGATTTAATTCTTTGTGGTAGAAATATTTACAAAATGTATCGTAAATGTATTAGAGATAAAGTATCAATTCTTGCAGATGGTACTTATTCTGCTAAAAAGATGTACGATTTAGGTTTTGATGGTGTATCTTTTGGTGGTATTACAATGATTTATGATGAAGATTGTCCTGCAGATAAGGCATACTTCTTGAATACTACTTACTTGAAGATGCATGTATTGAAACATGTAAATATGAAAGTAAAAGAATTATCAGCTCCTTGGACTGTTGATGCTGTTGGTCGTCGTATTGTATGGCAGGGACAGATGTGCTTGTGGAAAGCTAACAGAACACAGTGTGTTGTTAATAACTAATTGTTAATTTAGGAGAACTAATTATGAAAAGTAATGTAAAATCTGTAAAAAATTTACCAAGTTTTACTAAAATTGTGTATGATTTTGATAAAAAAGGTAAAAAGATTGAGAAGAAAGTAACAGTTGATGATTGTTTTTTAGTAACTATGAAAGATGGATCATCTGTTGCACTTAATAAAAAACAGATGAGTTATTATGGTATTGCTTGTGAATTACCTAATAATGAAACTGTTGTACCTGAAAAAGTTATTGAAGTTGATACTACAATTGATGATGATTTAGATGAGAGTGGTGAAAAAGAGGTAAATAATGTACAAAATGTTACAAACAATTTAGTAAATAGTTCTCCTATTACTGTTTTATAAGGAATTAAATTATGAGTGAATATCCTATTGTTACTAATAAATATGCAGCAAAAGCACAGTTTAGTGGAAATATTTGTAATGATATTTGCAAATTTGTGTATGTTGCATCTGCTAATACACTTGCAGAAGTATCATCTGAAAAAGGTGTTGTTGAATTTGAATCACCTTTAACAATTACTGCTGCATTTGGTTCTTCTATTTCTGTAAAAGGTAGTGCTGCTGGTAAAGTAAATATTGAAGGTTATGATTATTTAGGACAGAAGATTGTAGTTAGTGAACAGACTGTTACAACTACTGCATCAGTTCTTGCAATGCCTTTCAAATATATTACTAAAGTTGAAGCAGTTAGTGATGGTGATGTTGCAGTTACTGTTACTGTTGTAGAAGATATGACTAAAGCATTTCCTGAATTTAAAGTAACTAAACTACTTGCTGCTAAAAAGAATGGTGCAGATATGACTGTACCGACATTGACTGCTCCAGTAGTTACTGAAAATACGAATGGACAAAAAGCTACTCGTGGTGTAATTACTTTATCAGGTGCTGCAGCTGGTGATGTATATGAATTTATTGGTATTGCAGATAATTCATTAGTAACTATTAATGATGAAGAAGTTGGTGGATTATATGGTAATCCTTCTGTAATTTCTGAATAATTATAGTATAATTGTGAAGTATTGTATTTGTTTTGTGTTCTCCGTTTCAGATTACAATACTTCACATTCTTTTATGGAGTAATTTTATGAGTAATTATAAAACTTTATCTAAATTAGTACAAGAAGTTATTACTGAATTATCTATGTATCGTGGTACTGGTACACAAAAGTACGCAGAAGACAGAATTGCTGATAAAATTATTCGTACATTTATTGATGTATTTGAACAAAGATTTTGGTCTTTTTCAACTGATTGGTATAAATATACATTAAGTGGTAGTAATGGATTAGTTGGTGAAGATGTTTCTAAAGATATTTCAGAATTTGATGATATTGAATTTATTTGTACAGATGATAATCCTAAATATTCATTAAAAAGATTACATGATAGTACTAATCCATATAAAATAGTTGGTGATACACCACTTTATTATAAAAGAACTAATATTGATAAGAAAATTTTTCAAATTGTACCATTTGATAGTACAGGTATACTATATGTAAGAGGTAGAAGTAGACCTAAAGAATATTTACCTAATACAGTTATTCCATTTGATAGTAATTTATTAGTATATAAAGTATGTTTGGATTATTGTAGTGATGATGGTAATTCATCTTTACAAGTAGAAAAGTATAAACAACTTTATGAACAAAGATATAATCATTTATTAAAAATACATAATGAAGGTATTATTAATTATAATGATGAAAAAGCATATTTTCCTGATAATGAATGGAGATAATTAATGGCTTTTAGAGATTTAAAAACAACAACAATTAGAGAATTTAATGGTGGATTGAATGTAGTTAATGATGATTTGAATATGTCTACTAAATATTCAAAGATAGAGACTAATATATTTAATTCAATTGATGGTACTAAAGCTAAAAGATATGGTACAAAATTTCTAAAAGACTTAAAAAGTTATGATATTGTTGAAGAAACATTTACAAATGTTGAATTAATTACTATAGATTATTTAACTTTATTATATGATGAAACATTAAATGCATCTACAAGTGATTATATAAAATTTATTCATGAAGATGAAACAGAAAGTTCATCTGTTCCTATATTTGCTGCAACAAGTGATACAATTACAATTAAAAATAGTTTTGATCCTGCAATTACTGAACAAGGTACAATTAAAAAGTTTAAAATATTTAGAACAAAAACACAAACTTGGTCAACTGCTATTGATATAAGTAGATTTACTATATTTGAAGATAATACAAAAATTACAATTAATAAACCTATTTTTAGAAATATAGTAAAAGGTAATGAAGTAAAATTAACAGGACCAGAAGATTTAGATGAAAAATTATTAAATAATACATATACAGTAACTTCTGTTAATAGAAATGGAAGTAATATATTATACTTTAGTAATAGAAATACTATAACTTTAGATATAACTTCTGCAGGATTATCATTTACAAGTGATAGTTATTTAGGTTATTTAAGTCCTATTACTTATAGATTAATTTATGCAAAAGAACCAGAAGATTATGATAGATTATCACAAAGTGCTGCTTATTTTGAGAATAGAGTTACAAATAATGGATACTTAATTAAAAAATATAAATTAAAGATACTAACAGATAATAATAGTGATTTAATAGCTGGACATGTTATTGATATTTATTTAAATAGTGATTATAGTGGTACTAAATATACTAAAACAGTTACAGATGTTGTAATAGAAGAAGATGATAATTTAGTAAAACATAGATATATTTTAATAGAAGTAACAGAAGATGCATTAAAAAATGCTACTACATTATATGTTAAACATGATAATCGTAATTTTAGTGGTGATAGGATAATAAATTGTGTTTATTATGTTGATAAAATTATATCAGTTACAAATAAAGGTGAGATAATTGCAACTGATGGACAGATGAATAGTATATTAATATGGAATGATACTATTGCTAAAACAGTTAATCCAGAGAATGATATAAGTGGTTGGAAAGATACAACTAATGTATGTTTTACTGTATTCAATGGTATATTAACTGTGTGGAATGGTGTAGATAAACCTGTTGCAATTGATTTACAAGAAACAATTCCGTGTAATTTTTTGTATGATGCTGGTACAGGTAGTAATGCATTTGTACCAATTGCTAAATATGCAATAAGTTTTAATCATTATTTAGTATGTGGTAATATTTATAATGAAGAAACTGGTGTATATGAAGAAGATAAATTATCAATTTCATCAAGAGATATGATTGGTACATTTTATGATGGATCAAATGATGCAAGTAATGATGCAGTTGAATTAAATTTAGGTACAATTATTTCATCTAATAAACAAATTATTAAAGGATTATCTAGATATAGAGATAGATTAGTAATAGGTTTTGATGAAGTTAGTGTATTTGGTACACTTGGTAATTATGAAGAACAAGTAACTGATGCAGAAAAGGGTACAACTAAACAAGTACATGTTCCAAGTTTAGAAGATGTAATTGATAATAATGGTTGTATTTGTAATAGAAGTTATGCATCTATTAATAGTGAATTAATATGTTTAGATTATAGTGGTGTACCTTTATTTAAACGTACTGGTATTTATTCAACTATTTTACCTGGTAGAATTAGTGAATTAGTTGCTCCTGAAATTTATTCTTCTTTTATTAATTTAACAGAAAGAACAACAGAAGAGAAAATATTTTCTATACATAATCCAAAAGAAAATCAATATTTATTATTTATTCCTAATGCAGATGATTATGATGATATTACTGAATATATATGTTATGCATATACATTAAGTAATAACAATAAACAGACAGCTACTACTGGTGCATGGAGTAAATTTACTGGTTGGAATTTTCAATGTGGATGTACTTCTGCATTAAATGATATTTATTTAATTAATAAAACAAAAATTTATCAATTAGGTTCAATTAATAATCCTTATTATGCAGATTATATTGATGATCCTGATTATCCTGCAACAGATACTGAACCAAGTGGTAAAGCAATTGAATTTGAATGGGAATTTCCTTGGGCAGATTTTGGAGATAGATCAGCTACTAAACATAGTAGATATTTATCAATATCATCAACAGGTACTTCTGAATTTTGTATTGACTTTTTTACTGATTATATTTACTATAATGATTACTATAAACAACTTGATCCACAATTGACAATGGATTTTGTTGCAGGTGATAGTTATGGATATGGTAATGGTAATTATGCTACAAAAGATACTACAACTAATGAAGTAAATGTTACTTATACTGGTAAACAAAATTATGGTGGTGGTAGAATAACTAATAATGAATTATTATTTGCATGGACTACTAAATTTAAAATAGCTAAATTTAGAATACATGGTTCAAGTAAATATAAATTAAATATAAATAGTATAACTTTATATTATCAAATAGGGAATATTCGCAGATGAGTGATGAACATAATACAATTACTAATGAAGATGGAATAGGTTTTGTTAAAGATTATACACCTAAATATAATTTTGCAATTCCTTATTTTGATATTGCAACTTGGCATGATTATCTAGAAGATAATTTTAGATCAATTGATGCATTGTTTAATTATATTTATGAAATTAAACAGTATAAAGGTAAATGGACTAATAATACATTATATAATGTAGATGATACATTATTTGTTGGTGATACTAATTCACAATATGAAGGTAGATTAATTAAAGTATTAGTTGAACATACAACAACTGATGTTGATTTTGATACATATTATGCAGCTAATCCTACTTATTATGAATTATTTGATGATGCATCTGCTGCAGCTGTTTATGCACAAGAAGCAAAAGAAGCTAGAAATGAAGCAGTAGAAGCAGCTACTAATGCATCAACTTCTGAAACTAATGCAAAAAGTAGTGAAGATAATTCATTATTATATAAAAATGCAGCACAAACATCAGAATTAAATGCATATAATTATTCACAAACTGCATTAAGTAGTAAAACTTCTGCAATAGTTGCTGCTAAAATTGCACAATTATCTGCAATAGTTGTAAGTAATGTTTCAGTTGATAAATCTAATTGGTTAGATACTACAAGTAGAGCAGATTTATCTGAATTATTTAAAGCTACTTATGCAAAATATAAAACAATTGAATGTTATTCTAATGTTAGTATATCTAATGAAATAGATATATCTACAAGTAATGTAACTGGTGTTATTTGTTTTAATCCTAATGAAATAATTACTAGTAATTATGCACCTATTAGTGATATGAGTATTATAAAAGGTACACAACCTTATTATAAAATAGTATTTAATATTTATGCTAAAGAGTTACCTAATGATACATTTACATTACCAAGAGTTGTTTGTTATGTAAAAGGAATAGTAAACGATGACGGAATTTAATGCAATAACTAATACATCTAATATTGTTAATCAAACAATAATTAATAAAACAGAAATAACTAAAGGTTATGCATTAGATGATGCAACATTAGTAGCAATTAATTTTTATAAAGCTAATAATTATGGTAATATTAAAGCATTAGCTGAACAAATATATTATGATAATTGGTATGCAAATGTAGATGCTGTTAATTTAGAAAGAAATTCAAATATTCAATTAGTAAAGAATGCAGATGTATTATTTGTTACAAGTTTTACTGATACATCAGGTAATAAATTAAATTTATCTAATATACTTAATAATATTCATGTAAAATTAAATGGTGTAGATATGCCATTAACACAAAATAGTGATGAATATGTAAATACATATTTACATTGTGAAGTAGGTGATGTAATTAAAATACATGCATATAAACAAGATTATTTTGTTACTGATGTTTATTATAGTTTAACTACTGAATATACAATAACAGAAGATATTATTACTGCAGCAATACCAACTGTATTAATTAATGTAACAGCAACAGAAGCGTAAGGAGTAAATAAATGATTGTTGATGGAATAGAATTTGATGTAATTTACATAGATCCTGATATTACAATAACTAGCGGAAATGGTAGTACACCTAGTAATGCATTAAAAACATTTCCATCTGCATTAGTTGATAATACTTGTTATTTAATTAGAAGAACAGATGCAACTTCTGCAGCATTTCCAATGGGTAGTTCTGCAGTTAGTAATGTTTTTCTATTAGGTATGCCTAAATCAGATGATTTATATTATAGTATTATACCTGATGAAGCAAAGACTGCATGGGATAGTGATACTGCTGATTATGCAAATATATTATTTGATAGAAGTTCATTAACTAATCCTACTGATAGTTGGACAGCAACTGCACAACATTATTGTATATTAACTGCAGTAAAATATTTTAATTTACGTAATGTAAGATGTCATCGTATTAGTTCTACTACACAACAACGTGGTCCTGGTTTTATGTTTAGTATAACTTCTACACAAAATGGTGATTATAAAATAGCAAATTGTCATTTCGGTTGTAATTATACATTAATTAATGATACTTTTGCAGAAAATAATGCATCAATTGATAGTACATTTAATCAAATGTATGGACAATACATTACATTTAACACAGCAAAGAAGATTATATTTGATAATAATATAATTGATGCTGCAGGACAAGATACAGATTATTCAAAAATGATGAATAGTTTTTCATTTAGGGGAACAATTGTTAATCTTTATATAACAAATAATACATTAAATCATTTAGGATTTTTAACAAGAAATACATTAAATGCTGAAATTAATTATACATTATCTGTATTTAATAGTAATACTAATACAGTTATTAATTTAATTGTAAATAATAATACATTTGTTGATGTATATCAAAATAGTAAACCTAATTTATCATCATTTATTAATATAGATAATAACTTAACAGGTATTGCTACAATACATAATAATAAATTTAAACAATTAGTATTTAAAGATTATGTAACAAGTAGTTCTTTGGGTACTTATAATAAAATACAATTAACAGCATTTTTAGGTATTGACATAGATAATTTATCTGCTAAATATACAGATACTTTAGCAGGTCAAACTTCTGCAAACTTTTTATATGTAAAAGAACAAGCAATAGGTTGTCCTGGTAATGTAATTAGATCTATTAAAAATATTAATATTGAATTATTAACTACATCAGATACTTTACCTTCTAATGGTTGTGTTGTAAGTATTTTAGGTTATAGAGCTTATAGTGCTTCTTATGAGCAAGATCTAAATAGAGCTATTACAAACTATCCAATAACATTAGAAAATATTAATATTAAAACATTATATGATGCAATAAAATTAGATACATGTAATATGATTAGTGCAGATATTACTGGTGGTGTTGCATTAGTTTATAATTCTTATGCAAATATTGATAATTTAGTTAATTTACGTGCAAATAGATTAGCATTAAATTGTGAAAATGATGGAGATGTTGTAAGAATTAAAAAATTAACTGTACCTTCTGATGCAGTTTTACCACAAATTGCTTATCAATCTAAAAATACTGCAGATATTGGTGCATGTAGTATTATAGTAGAAGAAGCAAGTATTAATCCATTTGTTACTTATGTATCACAAAATCTAAATGGTTATGATAGAAATTGTGTATTTTTATGTAATAACTTTGAAGATGGTAAGTTTTTTGCAAAGAATAGTACAACTTATGCAGAAAGTCATTCAACAAGTAGAACAGGAAGTTTAGCAAGTGCTTCATTAAAGTTATGTAATATTACAACAGATAATAGTAATTATTATATGGAATTAGGTAATAATATATTAAAAGGATTTAATAAAACTATTGCTAGTGGTACTTATGATTTTACCTGTTATTTATCAGAATATAATTTAGGAGTAGATCAATTATTAGATAGATTTGATATAATAATTGATGTACCACAGAATGATGGTAGTAATTTATCTTATGTATTATCTAATGGTTATATACTTAATGATACATCTACTTGGAGTGATGAAAATGTTACTGCATATAAAGCAGTTATTCCTAATGTAGTTATTCCTAAAACAATATTAGGAGTTGCACAGAATGTAACTGTAAATATTAGATTAAGATTTAATGCATATTCTGCTAATGAAGGTTATATGTATGTAGATCCTGATTTTACATTTACTTCAAAATAATTTCATAAAGTAACCTAGAAATTACAAATTATTTGATTATTTATATTATTATGTTTTAACTTTATAATCTCGGAGTAATTATTCATGATGAATGATCCACTTTTGGAATGGACTAAGAGATTAATTTATAAATGGGTATATGTAAACAATCCCTCGTTTATATGTTATATAAATCGTATACCCATTTCACCTACTCAAAAATATATTTTAATTAATTATTTCATTCCTAATAATGAAAATAAAACACTAACTTTCAAAGAGATTGAATTTAATTTAAATAAATCACATGATTATGTGATGAAGGAATACAGAAAAACAATACAAATATTACTTGACAATTTAGATTCCTTTATAATTCAACACTTTCCTAACGACTTATAACAACAAAATACAAACTATCCACAGTTAATTTACTATAATAAATTAATTTACGTAATGAATTTTCATTACTAATTAACTTTTATAGGAGATTAATCATGGAAAATATTGGATCTACAGGATGGAAAGTATTTAATACTTTAGCATCTGCAGCAGGTATTGCAATGAGTGCAACTGCTTTAGGTGTTAAAGCAAATGCTTCTCATTTTAATAGAAACGGTTGCAATGGTGAGTATTGGGGGTAGTTATAATAATTGTGGTTGTAATCATGGTTATGGCTATGGTTATAATGGTATTCCAGTAAATCGTTTTGAAATGGAACAGAACTTAGCAATTGCTAATCTAGTTTCAAAAGATTATTCTAATCAATCAGACTTAAAATTATTTGCTGATTATACTGCAAGAGATAAAGAGCAAAATGAGAAAAATTCTGCAAAATTTGAAACAATTTTTAGAGAATTAGTTGATTCAAGAGAAAAATTGCAAGCAGAAGTTTGTAGATTAGATAAAGAAGTTGCACTAAATAAACAAGCTGCTGATTATAATCAGTATATTACTAATGGTAGGATTGATGGATTAACAAATAGAATTAATAATATTACTAAAGAAGTAGTACCTATTGATGCTATTTGTCCAGAACCTTTAGCAGCTTGTACAAGAATTACAGCTAATCCACAGATATTAACTACTACTGCAGCTACAACTACAGGAACAGTTGTTAGTGGTACTGTTGATGTTAAATAGTTTTAATTAATTATGGAGAAAAAGTTATGTATGTTTCTACAAATAATTTTAAAGTAGCATTAGATGAAACAATTAATGAATTATTTAGTAAATTACCTTTAAATTTTATAAATGGTATAAATAAATTAGGAATTAATATGTTTTTATCTAGTAAATTGGATATGATTTTACCTAATTTTGTATCAAATAATGGTAAGATTAATATTGATGAATTAGAAAAATATTCTAAAAATTTAATTCCACAAGTTACTGCTAATATTATACCTGCTATTGGTACAAGTTATAAAATTAGTGAAGGAGATGTACTAAACTTTTTCTCTAAATTGAAACAGTATGGAGAAGAGAAATGACAGATCAAGAATTTAATGAATTATGTAATTCATTATCACAAGGTTCTAAAATGTTACTTCAACGATTAGAACGTGGTGCAAGAAGTGATGAAAATGTTGAAATTAGTTTAACAACTTTAGGTGAATATGCAGATATTATGAAAGATATTTCAGAAGTTATTAAAAATTTATCTAAAGCACATCACTATAGATCAAAATATAGTACAAAAATGCTATAAAGTAGTTGACTTATTCTGTGTGTAGTTGTTATTATTAATTAAGCATTAATGTTGAGAGGTAATAATGACTACACCAGAATCAAAAGATCATGAATTGTTAATAAGAATTGATGAAAGATTGCTAATGTTAAATGATAAATTAGCAAATATAGAAGATATTATAGGTAAACATAGATCACAAAGTAATGAAAATAAGAAGAGATTAGATGAATTAGAAAATTGTATCTATGGTAGTAATGGTGTAGAAGGTATTTATCAGAAAGTTGAAAGACATGATAAATTACTAACAAAAGCTGTAGCATATTTTACAATAGTTGCTGTTGTTATTGAATTTATTTTAAGATTTATTTTTCATGGTGGATTATAATGTTAAGTAAACAACTTAAAAAAGCAGTTATTACAATATTAATGAAATCTAATTTAACTATTACTGATGAAATTGTTGATATGATTGTTGAAACTGCATGTGTAGAAAGTGAATGTGGTAAATATATACAACAAATAAATGGTCCTGCATGTGGTATATTTCAAATAGAACCTAATACAGCTAAAGATATTATAAATAATTATACAAATTATAGACCATTATATAAAAATTTATTAAATAATTACTATATAAAATCATTGACTTTAGAACAAAATTTATGTTATAATTTAGCATACCAAATAATTATGTGTAGAATGTTTTATTTAAGAATTAAAGAAGCTATTCCATCTACTGTAGAAGAAAGAGCTAAATATTGGAAAAAATATTATAATACATTATTAGGTAAAGGTACAATTGAATTGTATATAAATAAAGTGAGGAGTTTATATGTTTGATTTTTTATTAAATGAAGAATATGTAGAATATATTTATACATTTATTGGTGTAGTAGGTGTATCTCTATTCTTATTTTTAGGTAAATTTATAGCAGCTAAAACTAAAACAACAAAAGATGATGAATTTATTAGAAAATTACAAGAAATTCATGCAAATAGTATAAAAAATAAAAAAGAAAAAGCTGTTGATAAAGTAAAAGAAACTATTGACAATAAGTTAAATCTTTGATATATAATTAAATATGCAATGGTAATTAGTTTTTGGTGTTTTATTCTAGTTACCATTGCAACATTTGATTATTTTCATAATACCTTTCAATGTTTTATTGACAAAGTGATTAATTTTATTTAATATATAAATAAATTAATCATTTTTTTTATAAGGAAAATTACAAAATGACTACTAGCACTAGAAATATGTCAAGAAGATTTGATAAATCTAAAGATTATGCAAGTAATAAATTAAATGATCAATATAATAATGAAGAATTGTATAATGACTTTTTAAATTGGGTTGGTAATTATAATAATTCTGGTTATGATGGTGATTTATATAATATACATAAATCAAAAGAAAAATATTTTGATATGAAAGGATTAGGTAATAATCTTATTGATAAATTTACTGAAAATCGAAAAACATCATTAAATAATTATTTAGATCAGAAGTTCTTTGGTGATTGGTTAGATAATTATTGGTCATCTACTGCTGATGATGAAATGATTAATAATTATATAAATGAAAAATATACAGATGCACAAGAACAATTAGAAAGAGCTTATAAAAGAGGATTATTAACAGATACTTCTTATTATGATGCATTAAATGAATTAGATGTTGATAAAAGTATTATGTATAATAGTGGTAATAATATTGGTAGTAATTTAATTAATCAATATAGAGATGATTTATCTGCAAAAGAAACTGCTTTAGATGAAGAAATGGGTAAATATTCTTTAGCAAATTATTCTAATTTTAATAAAAATTATATAGATAATACAGTAAATAATACTTATGCTAATCAACAATCATTATTTAATAATGCATTAACAGCAGAATTAGATGCATTAGGTGGTTTTGATGTAAGTGGAATAATTGGTGATGCTCGTGTTGCAGCAGGTGTAGGTAATAATCAAAGTAATGAATTAGTATCAGCAATTGAAGATACTAATAAGAAAAAAGATCAACAAATTGGCTTAGGTAATCAAGGAATGTTTTAGGGAGTTGTAAAATGGTAGCACCTTTTTTAATAGCACAAGGAATTGGAGCAACAACTTCTGCAGCAGGTGGTTATTTAAGTGGAAGAAGTAAGAAAAAAGCTGCTGAAAAAATGCTTAAAAATATGCAAAAAGCTTTACAAATGTATCAAACAGGAAGTAAAGATGCATATGGTAATAGATTATCTTCTGATAAAAATGGTTTATGGAGTTATAATTTAAATAGACCAACACAAAAAGCTGTTAGTGGTGCTAATAATGCAATGTCTATGTTAGGTAATTATCAACCTAAAAGTAGATCACAATATTTAGCAGAAGGTTTGGCAGGATTACAAAGTGCTAATAAACAAGTTGCAGATGCTAATCAAGCAGCTGCTATGAAGAATGGATTACGACAAGGAAGTAATTTAAATTATGTTGCTAATTCATTTAATAAACAAAATGCACAAAATTTACGTAATGCATATATTAATGCACAACAAAATGCTGCTAATTGGCAAAGTAATAATGCAAATATTATGAATAATTTAGCAATTGCAGCTAATAATGCACAAGCACCTATACAAAATATTCAAGGTAATTTACAAAATATGGTAAATTCATTAAATAAAACTGCAATGGAACAACAAAATCAAATAGCAGGTGCTGCAAGTAATCCATATTTACATGGACAAGCAACTGCTGATTTAGTTAAAGGTATTGGTAGTGGTATTAGTGGTATGGGACAAAATATGCAACAACAAAGTAATCATAATGATTTGTTAGAACTTATTCAACAAAATCCACAATTAACAAAATATATATTTAGTTATGGGGGATAATATGCCGAATAATTTAAAAGATTTATTTACTTTATCACTTACTAATGGTGGATTAGGTAATATTCAATCAACTATACAAGAAAGTCCATCTACCCAAGCATATTATCAAGTAGCTGCACAAGATAATCCTGATTATGCACAAATGAATGCAGATATTCGTAGACATGGTGATTTAGATAGACAAAGATTTAATTTAACTATGCAAGCTATTGCACCTGGATTAGCTAATACTTATGATGAACGTAGAGAAAATGATAAATTTAATAAATTAATGAAAATAGAAAAAGAAATACGTGCATTAAATCATAGATATACTAAAGAATTAAAAGATATTGATAATCAAAATAGTTTATATAAATTATTTTATACTAATAAATTAAAAAGAGATAATTTAGCAGAAGATAGAGTTTATGAAGAAAAATTAAAAAATAAAGAATCATTAATAAATGATTATAATAATGGTATTGGTTATATAAATAAGATGCCTTATCCAACAGCATTATCTAATAGAATGGATAATACACAATTAGAATTAAATCCATATGTAAGAAATCGTATAGATACTATTAATGATTTATCAAATAAATATAATAATTCTAATGATAGATTAGAAAGAGCAAGAATAATATCACAAATAAAAGCATTAAATAATTTAGATTATACTTATGGTATTGGTAATTTTATTCCTGATAAATCTAAAGATGCTTATAATAATTTAATTAAAGAATATGATGATTTAATATCTAAAATAACTAATGAAGATTTTAAAAATTCTTTAGGAAATTTAGGTAGTTTTGTTGATAATGTATATGCTAATTCAGAAATTGGTAATAAATTAGATAATTTATTCTTAACTGATGAACAATTAGATCAACAAATGTTTGATAGAAATCTTAATAATGATCTAAAACAATTAGCTTTACAAAAACGTAATGAATATATTGAAAGAGCTAATAGAATAAAAGAACAAATTGATACATTACCATATAATTCTGTTTTTGATAAATATAAACAAGATGGGTTTATGGGAGCTATTGATAATATTAATGATTATTTAACAAGTAATGGTAAAAATCCTTTAGTAAAATATAAAGATGAAATATCAGATTATATTTATAGAAATAACATGCATAATATTCCTATGAATATACATAATAATCCTATGATTAATTATATACGTAATGATATTATTAGAAGAATGTCTGAATATCAAGATGCATTAGGTGATTTTAATGGTGCTTATGATTTAATGTTATTTAGAAGTCCTGATAGATTTAATGAATTTTTATTAGCTAATCCAACAACTAGAAAAGCTATTCGTATTTATTATGATGATAGTACGGGTAGTATTGTAGGAAATGAAATAGATTTTGGTAATCCATTGAGGTAATTATGGGTAAAGTCTTATTTGTACATAATATAAATGATCAAGATACAGAAAATAATTTAACATCTCATAAATTAATACAAAATGATGATGGTAATTTATTAGATACTACTACATCTGCTGCAGGTGAATTAGCATATAATGTTGCTGCTTTACCTGGTGAAACATTACAACTTGGACAAGGTTTAGTAGAATTACCATTTACTACTACTAAAGCAATATTTGATGATAATTATTCTTGGAGAGATAGTTTAGAAGATGCATTTATTAATGGTAATTTAGGACATCATATTAATTCAGAATATTTAGATCCAGTAGCTAAAGCATTAGGTAGAAAAGATTATGAAGATTTAAATGATTATGAAAAGGCAGGTAGATTAGCTGGTGATTTACTTGCTCCTATTGGTATAACTAAAGTAGATAAATTTGCAAAAATTGCTAAAAATTATAAAAATTCTAAAAATTATTCTAAATTAGCATCAACTTATGTAGATGATGGTTACAGAGGTTTAATTCATGCAAAAACTACTAAAGATTATAAAAAAGGTTTTGCAGATTGGATGTTACCTGGTGTACAAATACGTAAAGATATTCCATTAATGCAACAAAAATTACCTATAGCTATTCAAGGTGGATTAATTACTGGTGGTAATATAATACAGAATGAAATGGCTAAAGATATTAATGAACAAAAAGATATACAATATAATACATTAATTAAAGATTATAGAAAAAATATATCAGACCCAAATAATCAAATTATTTATAATCAAAATCAATTAGATTATATTAAAGAAAGAAATAAAGAAGATAGTAATACACTATTATATGCTGCAGGTATTGCTGCTGCTATATTTGGTGGTAGTAAAATATATAGAAAATGGAAAGATTTAAACTTAAAAGAGATGGAGGCTTCTTTAAGTAATCCAAATACTATAAATAATTTATCAAATAAATTATCTGATGCAGAAAAATTGAATACAACTGTTGCAGATAGATTTGGTTTTAAGAATAAATTAGTAGAAGAAGGATTACTTAATGAAGAAATTGCTAATGAATTATCACAAGATACAATTAATAGAGTAAATTCTTCATTTATTACTGGTAATTTAGGTGATGGTATTACATTAAATGTAACACCTCAATCAGTATATGATAGATTAGATAGTTTAAAAATTAATAGAAATGATGAATATAGTGCATTTGAAACATTACTTGAAATAGATAATAAAATTCAAGATGATGCATTTAGATATAATTATTATAATAATAATGGTAAAACATTCTATTCTACTGATGAATATATACAAAGAATATTAAATAAGGTAGATGATGTTCCTAGTAGTAATTATTTTAATGCAAAAGAATTAGCACAAAGATTAAAAGAAAGACAAACATTAATTAATACTATAAAACAAAATCCAGAATTAAATAAATTACTTAATGATATATCAGAAATTGGTAAAGGTTTATTAAAAAAACAATATAAATCTGGTATATTATCAGAAAATCAATACAGAATGTTAAAAAATAACAGAACTGTTGATGATTTATTTACATATAAACCAAGAATAAAAGAAGTTAATCAAGGATATTGGGATCAATTTAAGAAATATATATTAGAAGATGTACCTTATGATCCAAAAACTATACCAAATACTAATATTCGTGGTGATAATCCTATAACTTTTGGAGAAAGTAAATCATATTTAGATGTATTTGAACAAAACTATAAAAATAGTTTATTAAATATTATTCAAAATCAACAAAAAAGAGATATAATAAAAAATATTAATGATAATCAATTAATAAATGTTAAACAATTATTAAGAGAAGCAGATGAATATATTAATGAAACACGTATTAATATAGCAAGAACATCTGATGCAAAAATTAAAGAAAATCTTAAAAAAGAATATGATGAAAAAATTAAAAATTATTATAATCAATTAAAGAAAGAATTTTATGTAAGACATATTGGAAGTAAAAATATAGAAACATCTCCACATCTTGCAATAATTCCTGATAGTTTATTTAATTTATTAAATCTTAATTATAATTCTAAAAATCCTTTACATGGATTAGTTAAAAGTATGGAAATTGGTCCGGGTACTTTAGATAAATATGAAGGAATGGCTAATTATGCAAATGATGTTATATCTTATGTAGAAAATGGTATAATACATTATTATAAAACAGATCCAATTATTGCTGCTGCTTTTAATTTAAATCCAACATTACCAAATAAATTTGCAGAAGTATTAAAAGGTAGTAAAAATATTGTACAATCTACAATGACTGGTGTATTAAATCCAACATTTGCTGTACCTTCTAGTATTATGTCAATACATGAAGCAATAACTATGTTTCCAACTATTGCAAGTAGATTAGATTTACTAAAACCTGCATCAAGAATTGAGTATATGAAAAATATTGGTGTAGCTTTTAAAGATTTAGTTACTACTGAACAAGCTAATTTAATGACTAGATTATTTGATAGAGAATTTATTAAAACAAATGGATTAATGAATACACCTATGGGTAAATATTTATCAGATAAAAATATAGAAAAGTTAAGAAATGATATTAAATCTAATTTATTAACACAAATTAGAGATATTGGCGGTGCATCTCAAAAACCTTATACTAAAAATAGTGGTAAATTTTTTACATTAAATAATAATGGTGAATTAGATGATAGAATTAAAAAATATTTAGTTAAACATCATGGTATAGATGGTGCAATTCAAATAACTAAAATGTTAAATTATTATTTAATTGCTATGAGAGAAGCACCTCAATTATCATTAACTGAATATTTTGGTAAATTATCTGGTGCTATTAAAGATGGTAAGATAGTTGATGAAAAAGCAATGAAAAAAGTTATTGATGTAGTAGGAGAATATACATCAAATCTTGGTAAAGAAGGTTCAGGAAGAGGATTAACTGGTGGTGTTGCTTCTGCTATAAGTAACTATGTAACTTATGGTAATATTATGATTAAATCTATTGCACCAAAATTACGTGCTAGTGGAATAAGCAAAGGAGCAGAAAATTTTTATAATCTTTGTATGATGTTAGGAGATAATAAAACTAGATATATTGATATATTAAGAATGACTAAATTATATGCTAAAGAATTAATTAATAATAAATTTATTCAAGGATTATTTTATACATCATTTATACCTACATTAATTGCTTATATTTGGAATAATGGATCATCTGAAAATAGAGATAGTTATTATAGATTATCTGATTATGATAAAGCAAGTAAAACTATATTAACTAACATATTTGGTAAAGGTAATCATTTAATTATACCAAAAGATCAAGAAGTTGCTGTATTTGATAGTATATTAAACTCATATTTAGATGCAATATTTGGTATGTCTGCATATAATGAAATAGATCCTGCATATAATTCTAGTAAATTAATGATGCAATCTGTTGCTAGATCATTAGGTGTTGATAGTATTCCTGCATTAGATTTAATTGCTAATGTATCAGGTAAAAATATTGATTTAAATGTATTTAATGATCAACCATTTGTATCAGATTTATCAAGAAATATTATAAATAATGATATGTCTGAAACAGCTTATCAAAATGGTATATTTAATCAAGAAACATCTAATACAATTAATTCATTATTTGGTGTATTTGGTTCTGCTATATTATCAAGTAGTGAAGAAGGATTAGTAGGTTCTCGTAATAATTCTACAATATCTGATATAAGTAGTAATTTATTTGATAGATTTACTAAATCTGCACAATTAATTGGTAGTAGAAATATAACAAGTTATAATCAAACATCTAATTATGTGTATAAAACTAGAGAATATCTAAATAAATTAAAACAAGTACAAAAGAATCCACAACAAAATCAAGTATATGAATTAATTAAAATATATAATAAAAATCGTATTAAACCTATACATGATAATATTGTTGCATTACGTAAAGAAATACAAAATGTAAAATCTAATAGTAATGTAACAAAAACACTTGATTTTTCAGGAAGAAAAATTAAAATACAAGATATACAAAAAGAACTACAAAAACAATTTGCATTAGAATATCATGAATTACAAAATCTAAATACATTTATTGAAGCAAAATTTGGAAAAGGAATTAATTTAAATAATTTTATGGAGAGATTACAATGAGTGCTAAAGATGCAATATTACAAGAATTAATTAAAAAAGGAGAAAAAGTAGTAAATTATAATGATAATGATATTTTTGATTTACTTGGTGGATCAATGAGAAGTTTAACTAAAAATACAGGTGATTATGATGAAGATATATCTGCTTTAATGTCTACTGGTGCTTCTAATGATTTATTACATCGCATAACATCTAAACCTACTAGAATTGGATTAGATATTAAAGAATTATTTACAGATCCAAAATGGTCATTAGAGAATAATAAGGTAGGATTAACTAAAGATGCTTTGTTAATAGCTTTATTAGGTAATTTACTTAGTAGTGATGAAGAAAAAAATTTATATAATACAGCAGGTGAATTATGAAAATAAAAATTAATAAATTAATAGATTTATTAATAATTATTTATAATTATTTTAAAAGGAATAAAAATAATGGCAAGTTTTTCTAGTGTTGATGCAATATTTAAATATATAAATAAAAAAGCAGGAAATAGTCGTAATGTATGGAATCATTTATCAGATAAAGAAAAGAAAAATCTGATTAATGAAACATTATCTGATAGAAAAAATGTACCATTAGAAGAAATAGAAAAAGGATTAAAACAACGATTATATTATAATGATGGTAAATTAAAAAGTCGTAATTATATAACTAGAAAATATGCAAAAGATGAAAATGAATTTGATTTTAATAGAAAACAAAAAAGAATACAAAAATCATCAATAAAAGATGCAGATAATGAAGGTAAATTTCATAATATTAATCAAGAATTAGAAGATGAAGCTGATAAAATATTACTAGATAATAGTAATAATGAATTAGATAATATAATTTCTATAGAAAATCTTAATTCTAAACAAAAAGAATTATATAATTTATTATCTGATAAGAAAAAAGCTGATATTAAATCTAATTTAGATGAAGATTTTGATGAAAATGTATTTTCTATATTAAATAATATAGAAAATAAAGATGAATTATCTAATTTATTTGATAAATTATCTATTAAATCTTGGAATAAAGATACAGGTGGTGATGTAGATGTAATATCTAATTATTTTAGAAATAATAAAAATATAGATGAATTAGAAAATTTATTATTAGGAGGTGTAGAAGAACAATCATTTAATCCTTTAGTTAATTTATTAGAAGAAATAAACAAACAAACTGATGTACCAATTAACAAAGCTAAACAATTAAGAAATAGTTATTTACCAGATAAAAGTTTAGAAACATTAATGAATGATGATAGATTTATTAATGCAATAGATGATTTTGTAAATAATTCATCAAATGCTGATAAATATTTATTAGAAAATAATGATATGGATTATGTATTAGATGAATTTATTAAATACCTTCGTTACTAAACTTTTCAATAATTTTATCTATATCTATTTTGTATAAATTCTTTGTTGCTCTGTAAATATATGCTTTACTACCATAAGGTTGTAAAATTTCAATCATATTTAATTCATGCATAATATTTATTATATAATTAAAATCATCATTAGTACAACTATTATGTACTCTTAAATATAAATCTCTATGTTTAATTCCATTTTCAGCTTTAGTTCTAATTATCTCTCTAATTCTATGTATAGTTCTTGATAAATCATCTAACTCTTCTTCAAATACATTCTCTTTAAAGAAAGAAGCTGCTTTTAATTTATAATATTTAATAATTTCTATTGCATAATCTATATGTAATTTAGAAATTTCTTTACATTTTTCATTAATAGTTAATAAACAAGCTAATTTTAATACAAAGTCTTGTTCTCTACTTTCAAATGTGCGTAAATATAATGTATCACTTAATCTTCGTTGTTTATACCATCTAGTAAATCTGTGAATTGCTTCGGTTGATAAAGTAATTCTCCATTGCCTATTACCGATAAATTCTTTAAGTTGTTTTCCTTCTTCAATGATTTCTTCTGTAATATTTTTAACTGTTCCCCAAGCAATTCTTCTCTTTCCTTTTTCTGCATAAACGATGATGTTTCTACTAGTAAATCCACCTTCAATTTCATCTTTGCTAATTGCTTTAAAATAATAATTTGGTGTACTACCAGTATAACTACTGACAAACACATTACGTATATTAATATCTCCATTAGTAAATGTTCCATAACCTTTCCTTTCTTTAGGACAATCATATAAATCAGTAAAACATTCTATAATATTTTTATTCTTATAAAATGTAATAAACTCTGGACAATTAACTGCTAATAAACATTTATTAGATAAAGTAGACGATTTAGTTAATATATAATTAAATTTATGTATAGATGTATGAGATGTAATTATATCTATATCATCTGTTTTATCAATTAATTTTTCTAATATATCTTTAGCAAAATTAATTGCAGTAGATTTTCTAGCTATTCCACTTTCAGCAATTAATGTAATATAAAAATTACTAAACAATGGTGAATTAGGTCTATTTATTACTACATTTCTATTACATAACATAGAAACAATCCACAATGCTCCCCAAAAATCAAAATCTTGTGCAGTTTCTAAATCATTACAATATTCCATATATTTATATATGAATGTATCTTTTTTAATATATTGTAGTAAGTTCTTCTTCATTAGGCATATCTCCTAACATTGAATTAAGTGCTTCATAATGTTTTTCTTGTTTCTTTTTATTTAAATAACTTAAATAAATATCATAAAGTAATTCATTATTTTTACATATATCTAATAATGTATTAGAATTAGTAACAAGTAATTCTTTCTTTAACCAATTTTTATTAAAATGATATAAATAATCACCACCTAATAATTGTTTTTCTTTTCTAGCTACAGTCTTTTCTCTCTTTTTATCATAAAAATGATTACTATTTTTTACAAAATGATACAAATTGTTAATTTTGTTAAATTCATTTTCACTAATTGGTACAATTTCTTCATTTTCTACTTCAATTTTATAATTATTTAATGCTTCATTATGTAAAGTTCTAGCCATTGTAATCAACTCCTTTTAATGTAGACCATCTAGTTACACCATTTTCATCAGGATAACCTTTTTTGAAATCCATACCAATTACTACTTCTTCACCATTAATATTAATTGGTTTATTTGCCCATTTCCAAATTAACTTCATCATTAAATCTTCAACATCTAATTTATAAAGAAAGATTAAAGCATCATGAATATTCAATAAACATCTAGCTTTATCTTTTGGAAATTCTGGATCTTCTTCTACATCAGCAATTATTGATGCAACATAATCACCAATAGTTGATTGTGGTTTAAATGCAATAATACTATCCATATTTGTATCAGTTAATGGTTCAAGAAAGTATAATCTTCTACCCATATAATTAAATAATTTTTTATTTTTTCTAACTTCATCAATAGTATTATTCCATGCTTGTTTAATTTCAGGATAAGCTGCATGATAAGATGCGTATGCTTCTTTAGCTAATTGTAAATTAATACCAGTTGTAGCACTTAATCGTTCAGGTTGCATTCTATAGTTTAATCCATGTACACATTTTTTACCTAAAAATCGTAATGTAATTTCACCATCTTTATTCGGATCATCTGTAGTTTTACCATAAGTTAATCTATCATAACTAGGTATTGTATCATAAGGTACTTTAAATATAGCAGATGCATTCATTCTATGTACATCCATATTAGGATCTTCTGCACATTTTCTAAATGCTTCTTTTAATTTAGTAACATTCCAACCATAAGCAACAACTTTTGCTTCTGCTTGTTTTAAGTCAAAATATAATAATCCATAACCTTCATCAGCTACAAACATTTGCTGTGCTCTTTGTGGTTGATTTTGTAAATTAGCACCACTACCCCATAACACAGATGTACTACTTAATCTACCAGGAGCATTAACTGTACCATATTGTTTATATTCACATCTAATTCTACCATCTTCATCTATTTTAGTTTCAACATAAGTAGAATGAAATTTAACTTCTTTTCTATATTGTAGATAAATTCTCATAATATTTTTATATTCTTCACAAATATTATCTCTATTTAATAAATTATTAATAGTTTCTTCATCTACTTTACGTTTATCTCTATTAAAATTGGGTATCTTCATAAATCCATATAATAACATACCCATATCTTTAACAGATTTTAGATTAAAATTATCAAATGGTATAAATGGAAAACATTTTTCACATTCATTAATAAATTTTATACGTAATTTCTCAATATCTTCTCTTAATTCTAAATTAATTTTCTCTTTTAATGATAAATCTACTTTAACACCTTGCACACACATATTAACTAGATGAGGTTGTATTCTCATAATATGATTATAAAAGAATCTATCCATACCTTGCTGTTTCAATTCTTCATCTAATTTATAAAAACATGCTAATGTTATACAAACATCTTTAACATTATATTCCCAATATTGATCAATGTTACCACCTTCTTTCCAAGTTTTACCATCATCTTTATAAAATGGATGTGTTGTATAGATACTTGTAAGAAATCCTAAATTATGAGGTTGTCTTGGATATAAACAATGATGTGCTAATAATGTATCATGATAACATTTAAATACAGGAAATCTATCCTTATATCCTAACCAACTATTATCAAATGATCCGTTTTGAGTAATAATTTTACTATTTGGATCAATTAATAATTTACAAATTGCTTTTCTTAATAAAATTTCTTCTTTAACTGTATATCTATTTTTAGTTAAATCTCTAAAGTTAATACACATACCTTCATGTATATCATTAGCTAAACCAATACAGCACATTTCATTACCAATAGTTTCAATATCTAATGCAAAAGGTAATTTATCATTTTGCATTTTATATATAAATTTCAATGCATCTGTAAAAGATGGATTAATTAAATGATTAATTTTATGTGGATAAAATTTACCACTAACTAATAAATTAAATTTATATAAATCAAATTTAAATATAACTTCCCATTTAGGTTCTCTAAAAATCATAAATGGATTATATGTATATAATACTTGATACTCTTTTTTATTATGTTGATTTACATATTTTAATACACTACCTCTCCAGTTATCAATACTACTTTCATTAGTTAAACATTTTAATCCATATTTACCTAAACATAGAATATATTTCAAATTAGGTAATTCAGCTAATTCTAAATCAAGAATATTTTTCCAATTATATAATTCAGTACCATCTATTTTATATTTATCTGCTAATAATGGTATCTTTCTTTTAATAGCTGATGTAATATATACATCTTGTCTATTAATATTATATTTATTTAATAATTTAAATAACATACTACCAGTAGAAGTAGTTAATGGCATACCTAATTTAATATCATTTTCATTAGGACATTCAATAATTATTGCAATCTCTGAATTTGGATTACCACATGATCCACATTCAATAATTAATTCCATTGTTTGTGCTATTTCTCTAAACTTTTTTATATCCATCATGTAATAATCCCTCCAAAATATCAATAACTTCTTTAAATGATGAAGCAGTTTTATCAGTAATTAACATTTCATCATAAACTTCTTCATTAAATATATAAATATTTACTATATCATTTTTTCTTATCAGTCTTGCTACTGGTCGTTGATACTTTATTTGTCTGTTCATTATCACATACTTTGTGTTGGTAGTATCCATTAGCATCCTCTTCCCAAATTCTAGTTTGTAGTATATTCATTTTATTAACAACTTCTTCAAGTATTTGATCTCTAGTAAAATTAGGATCACTTAATATATATTTAGCTAAATGATTACCAATAGTATATTCAAATCTAGTAATACCAATAGCAACAATATATAAATCAGCTAATTCTTTTATCTTTTCATTAAGAGGTGCTGCACAAAATTCACTATATTCATCATTATATTTCTGAATTTGTGAATTAAAATTAGAATTATAGAATAAATATTCATGTACTTTTCTAATTTTACTTGTTAATTCCCATTCACTATTAATATCTTTTAATGTAAATTTAATCATCTTCTTGATCCTTTCTTATTATCTAATGCTTCAAATAACAACTGTTCACATTCTTCATCTAATTTTAGATTAATATTATCCATTGCCCATTGTAAATATTCAGGTTCTTCAACCATAATATCACAAACTGTTCTACCTTTGAATTTACCAAATCTAATTTCAGAATTATAATGTAAAGGTTGGTATTCTCTTTCACCAAAATCACTTAATGATTTCATTTTTGTTTCAGGTTCTTTTACTTCATAAGTAATAGAATGAAAATCATTTGTTTCATTTAACTTATTAATTGCTTCATCACAATCAGCAGTAACAAGTTGTATATCTTTATTACTATCTCTAATTATATATATCTTCATTGTGTCTTACCTTTCACTGAATAAGGATTAGTTATATGTTTTAATGCAAATACTAATGTCTTTTGATCTGAAATAATTGTAACTTTTTCTTTAGCTCTTGTAACAGCAGTATATAAATTTTTTCTACTACACATATAAATAACACTTCTATCTAATACATATATAATATCTTTATATTCACTACCTTGTGATTTATGTGTTGTAATAACATAAGCTAATTCAATATCTTTTTGTGGATTATATTCAACAGGTTTACCATAATATAATAATTGTTGACTATTAGGAATAGTAACTGTTTTATCTCCAAAATCAACTACAACATCTCCGTATCTTTCTGCAGCAACTACAATACCAGTTTCACCATTAAATATTCCTAAATCATAATTATTTTTACAAAATATTACTTTATCACCAATAAATAATTTGAAATCTTGTACTTTACTCCATTTATGTCTATCAATAGGATAACCTTCATCATAATTTGCAGCAAATCTTTTCATCTGTATTGCTTCATTTAATTTATCAGTACCTACCCAACTGCGTCTAGTTGGTGAAATGATTTGTTTATCTGCAGTATAATATCCATTATCTTCATCAATTATTTTACTAATTAATGTTGTAGGAAATAATCTATCATTTGTAAATAATAATTGATAATCATCTGCACGTTTAGGCATAATACCACGATTAATATTATGTGAATTTTCAATAATTGTTGAACCTTCTTCTTGTCTATGTATTCTATCTAATTTAACACATGGAAATCTAATTAACATTTCTTGAAATTGTGATGGTTTATTTGCTAAAACTATACTTTCTTCAATAGGTTCTAACTGATTACAATCACCAAACATTCTAATTACACCACCACGAGGTAATGCATCAATTAAATTTCTATGTAATTCATAACTAACCATAGCATATTCATCACATAATACAATCTTTTGTTTAATAGGATTTTTTCTATCTCTTTTTGGAGAAGAAGCTACTAAAGGTTTACCAGTATTTTCATCAATTTCACCAGGAGAAGGATATTCTAACAATCTATGAATAGTCATTGCAGGAATACCAGTTGCTTCAAATATTCTTTTAGCAGCTTTACCAGTTGGTGCAATTAATACTATGTAATCTTCTTCATTAATTAGACATTCTTCTTTAGTAATATTAAATAAATCTTTATTCTTTTTTATATAATTTACAAAGTTATTATAAACTTCTTTAATAATTGTTGTCTTACCTGTACCAGCTTCACCAGTAACAGCAACTATTCTCTTTGACATATCACTACAAAGATCAATAGCTTGTTGTTGTTTTTCATCAAATTTCATCATCGTTGTCATCTTTTAATATTTCTTTGGCTGCTTCTATTGCACAGTATTTCATAAATGTTGTAAATTTTGTGTCAAGTTTGTTACAAGCTCTAATCAATAAATCATATTCATCATCTCTTAATTTAAAGCAATACATTTTCATTGCATTACCTTTAACAGATAATGATTTATATTTATAAGGCTTTTTTATTGTAACAAAACTTGACACTTTTATTTACATATTAAAGTTTAATACGCAAACTCTTCTGATGTTCCTGAGCCAAGTCAAAAATTTCATCAGTTACTTTATCAAAGAAAGCAAGAACACGTACCTGTTCAGGTTTAATTGTCATTACTTCTCCATTTTCATCAACAATTTCAAACAACAACGTCTTCTGTCTTCTTACTCTTTCATGTTTAACTTCATCAGTCATAACTAAATACTCCAAAATAAAATTAAAATTAAAATGATAATTGTTTATTTGGTACAATTATCAAAACCACTAATTACATAATGTAATTAAATTATGCAACAACACGAGCAATACGTGCAGTTTCCATTCCCTGCCACAACTGAGTAGCAACTTCTACTTTTGCAGGCAGACCAATAAATGTAGTTGCATCAATACGATTTGACAACGGAGCGCCAATTGCAAGAATAAATCTTTTCATTGCAAATTTACTTCTTGGTGAATTATCACACATCAAATACATAGACAATGTAGTACCATTCGGATTACCATCTACATAATCTGCAGGATACTGATCAGCAGAAATATTAAATGTAACTTTAATCATATCTTTTGTCTGATCTTTACTTTTTACAACTTCTGCAGTCTGAATAATTGCATCATATACACCAGACGGAAGCGGTTTAGGTGCTTCAACGTTAGACAAGTCTTCATCAAATTCAATAATTGATCCAAGTTCAGTTTCATTTACCATAGTAAAATCTCCTATAAAATTAAATTGTTATAAATAAAATAAGTTAAATCTTTATGCATAATAATATTTATGTAATTAAATTACATTCTCTATTCAGGAATTATTTTCTTATCTGATTGTTTCCATTGTTCAAACCAAGTATTTAAACCATGTCCACCTGTTTCAAGATTATAATTCCATTCTAACTGTTTACACTTTTCAATATCAATCATTCTACTTTTAATAAGTTTTTTAATTGAATAAGGTGCAAACATTAACTTTCTTTTACCATTAAAGTTACCTAAATACCAAATTTCAGATAACATAATAGCAATTGATTGTCCATTACTACCACCAATCATCGGTGCTTGTTCAACTAAATTACCTAATTCATCCATTTTACCATTATCTTCATGTCCAATAATAATTAAATGTTTATTATATCTATTAGTTAATTTAATTAAATTAATCATAGTTTGTTTAAAGTAACTATTTTTCTTTGCATAACCTGCCATTGATGGTAATTCAATAGTTGCATTTTTAATACCTTCAATACCTAATCTTAAACATAAATCTAAATAAGTAGTTGCACTATCAAAAATTACACTATCAAATAAATTATCTTTTAAATAACTTTCAATACCAAAACAGTTTTCATTACAACCTTGTCTAACTATTGAATAATTAGATTTACTTAAATCAACTGTTTCAATATTATCTTTTTCAGGTGAAAAGTTTAATGTATCTAATCCATTTGGATCAAAACTTAACCACAACTTTTTACCTGGAGCAGTAGAAGCAAACATTGTTTTACCAACACCTGCTTGTCCCCAAATTAACATATTTAATCTCTTTGGTTGTTGTTCTACTTTTTTAACTTCAACTCCTGCTATTCGTAACTCCATTTCTTACTCCTAAATAAATTAATAAAAAGAGGTGATTAGACTAATTATATGGACGGACTTTTATGCGATTGTAGATATAACTAATTAGTCTAATCAATATCTAAAACTTCTGTTAATTTTTCATTAACTTCACCATCACCAAATACTTCAAATACTTCATCAAATTCAGAAAAACTTAATCCTTTATCTAAAGCATCTTCTTTACTCTTAGCAATAATATAATCAACAAATTGTACATCATTATATGTTGTATATATTTGATATACTTTATTATCATTTAATTCTGCTAAATCTTGTAAAGTATATCTAATTTCTGATTTTTTATTATGAATTTCTTTTAATAATCTATTTAATTTTTCAATTAAATACATTTCTTTTTTAACTTTCTTATCAGTCATCTAACGGATTCCATTCATCAATTATCATATCTTCTTCAATTATTCTTTTTCTTTCCTCTTCATTACTACAACAAACAGGAATAAATGCACATTGTTTATAATATTTACAACATGCATGAGTATTCATTAATGCTTTTTCAGGATTATCTTTATAATCTTCAATAATTTCATTAATACTTAATACCCATCTACACCAATCATTGAAATTAAATTGTTCTCTATCTACTCTTTCCATTCTAAATGCATAACCACTTGATTTAGGTGCAGGAATTTGCATACCTAATACACGTGCTTGCAAACATTCTTGTTTAGTAAAGTAATAAGCAGCTAAACAATAACCAGTAATTTGATGTGATTTATACCATTGACCTACCCAACTATCATCAAGTCTACTAGCTGTTTTATTTTCATGAATAATTAATGAATTATTATCATTTAATCTTACATGAATACCATCTAATTTACCAATAAAATGAATATCTTGTGTATATTCTTCACCATTTGCAATAAATGATATACTAACTACAGTATCAAAAGGAATTTCTATACCAACTTGTGTTTCTGTATTATTAATATCTTCAATCCATACAGGTTCTGTTTCAATTAAATTAAGAAAATTACTTAAATAATAAGTTAAACTATCTTTAATATTTGCAATAGTTCTTTTCTTATCATTTGGATCATCAAAATATCCACTATTATCTATAATAAAATCACTAAATACTGTATATTTTGCTAAATTTGTTGTAAAATCTTTAGTCTTTTCTAAACAATCATCAATAATATAATTTAAATCATCATCAGTTACATCACCTAATACTTCACTAAAAAATCTTTTTATTTGATTATAACCAATAGTCATAATTATATTATTATTTTCTACTTCACCTCTTTGATATATTGAATATGCTCTATAAACAGCAAAACATTTATGACATAAATCACCACATTCAAGTGCCATATTACGTTCATTAACTTGAAAGTTTTTATTTAATATATGTCTAATAATACCATAAAAAGGACAAGTAGATATACTATTCATTTTAGAAAAGTCTAATCCTTTTTCATCAACTAATGTATTACTTTTATCGTAACCATTAATTGATATTTGTGTTATATCAGAAATCATCATGTGTTTTATTCTCCAAAAGTACTTCAATTAAGCACAATATTATAAAAGGTAATCCAAATAACAAAAACATAGTAAAACTAATTAATATATTTTTGAATTTAAATATTTCGTCTATTCCTCTATAATAACAATTAATATAAAACCAAATTAAAAAGATAATATTACTTGCAAAATAAACATTAATCATTGTCATTAGTTTGTGCCTTTTCTAATGATTTTAATTTAGTAACAATATTACCAGTACCTTCTGCTACTTTATTTACAATATCTGCCATATAATTAATAGCTGAATGTGCTTCTAATAATTGTTTATTAAGAAAATAAATATCATATTGCTGTTTAATAATTATCTCTTTAAGTTTTGGATCACAATCTACATTCTGTAATTTAGAAGTTACTTCTACACCTTTATCAATCATTGACTACTCCCTACATTAAATTAATTTCCATTTTAATCATCTTCAATTCATTAGCTTTTTCAGCTAATTTATCAAGATACTTTTCACATTGTTGATTTAATTTTTCAAAAGCTGCTAACTTTTTATCAAGTTTATTATTAAGTTTTTCTAATTCAACTCTACGTTTAGCTTCTTTAACTTCTGTATATGCATTAACAGATTGTAATCGTCTATTCTGTAATTGTTGAATGAAAATATTTTGTTCATCTTCTGACATTTCTAAAAATGTTTTACGATGAATAGGTGTATCACCATTCATAATGTGTTCTCCTTTATTAATAATAAACTATTATAAAGTATATACTTTAATTGTCAATGCTTTCTAAATAATTTTTTACAAAATCTACTGTTTCTTTATTAATTGTGCATAACTCTGTGGATAATTTTTTATTCAATTTCTTATCAATAAATGTATTTAACTCTTTGAAATTAATGAATTTTTGTAACTCATCATAATACATACAACTTGTTACAATCTTCTTAAATTTCTTATAAATATTTGATGTTTCTTCTGTTTTCTTTTCATAATTTATAAATGTTTCATACATATATTCTGTATACTTTTTATAGATGAAAAAATCACATACTTTATTATCTTCACTTACAGAAATAAAACTTAATTTATTATAATAAGGTAAATCAAATCTTATCGGATAAGAAGTCATATTAACACAATCATGATCCATTTCTTCATAATCAAAATTTTTATAACAGTTTTTATTAGTAGTTTTATTAACCTCTGATCCATAGTAATAAGTATTACAACTAATATTACATGTTTCATTAATATTATATTTTTCTGCAAAATCTAATAAATGTTTATCAATATTAAAATATGCAATATACCATTCTCTAATATCTTTAATAAATTTTTCTTTTTTATCATTTAATTTTTTCAAATCTTTAGATAATTCTTTTTTATAAAGATATTCAGCAATAATCTTTAATATACCTTCTCTATCTTTTGTAGTAATTTTAACTCTAGCCATAAATGTTCTCCTTAATAAAGTGTGAGATTATTAATAAATAATTACTAATAATCTCACTATGATACTAAATAAAAATTGAGTCCACATAATAATATTTTTAGTAGTTGATTAGATTAACTCTAAAAATAATGACATACATCAATAACCTAAATACGAAGAGTATCACAACCCATCTAATCTTTAGACACTACTAATTGCCTACTCAAAAAAGGAGGGTATTTAGGTAAACTTTTTAATATTCAGACATTAATAACCAAACGTAATTATATATCATAGTTTTAATAACACAATCATCAAATTGATTATTTAAATCTGTTATTACGCTTTTAATATATCTTTCATCTACATAATTTTCACCATCTTCTGTTAAATCAGAATAAAATCTTAAATCTAATTTATTATCTTTAATAATTAACTGACAAAACATTGTAGGATGTCTAAAATTACAACAATTAATTAGATAATAAATTAACAATTTCTGTTCTTTTTCATCAAAATAATTAAGTAATGTTGCAATACCGTCTGTTATTGCATATTGACTATTAACAGTATGATAAGCTAATGTACCATGAAAATTACTTAATTTATCTTTTAAATTAATCTTTTCTTTCTTCATTTTTCATTCTTTCATTATGTGCATCAAAACTACCAGGTTCAATTAACATAAATCTTTCTTTTTCAATAAACTTCTTATGTTGTTCAGATAATAAATCTTTATTTAAATTATCATAAGAAATAATAATATATTTACCATTTAGATTAAAACCTTTATCAGTTTTATCTGCTTCATAAACAACTACTTTATTTTCATCTTTAAATTTCTGTTTACATTTATCACATAATTCAGGTGAACCATCCCACATATATTTATCCATAGTATTTTTTAATCTTCTATCTATAACAATATGTTTAGGTTCTCTACATATAGGACATACAACCATTCCTACAAAACTTTTATCACTCATAGTTTGTTCTCCTTTTAATTAAGTTATTAGTAATAACACCAATCAGAAGCAAATATATCATCAACATCAAAATAGTAATTAGAACCATCTTCTTGTACAATTAGCATACAATCATAATAAATGTATTCTTTCTTATCCCAACATTGACGTCTAATCTTTTTACCATTTCTAAATTCAGGTATTACTTCTTCAATATACATAACTAATAACTCCAATAATAAATTATTTATAACGTTTATAATAATATTCAAGAATATATAAATCATTTTCTTTATATGTTCTTATCTTTTTGTATTCATAATTAATATTTATTTTATTTACTTTTAATTTTCTCTCAACAAACCATAAATTGTGTGGTTGTACTACAGATATTTTATATCTTTTAAAATAAAATCTATATAAATTAATTATGAATAATCTAAATTTCTTTATAAATACTTTCAATAATCTCACCTCTTATCAATTTAATTGCATATTTACTATCTTTATGTGATAATTCATAATCTTTAATTGCTTCTTTAGCATCTTCTTCTGTATTATATACAATAGATGATGTTAATTGATGTAAACAATCTGTATTATATTCTCTAATAAATACAATATATGATAAATTATTTCTTTGTATTGGCATCAACTAAACTCCCTGCTATTAATATATAACCTGCTAAATCAACATAATTATCAATATGATTAGGTGATGACTTAATTCTAGCATATTTAAGTAAAGCCATCATCATTGCTACATTATATGCATCTAAACATACATGTTCATTAGTTAAATATTCATTCCACAAATCAGCAATAGTATTAAAATTATCCTCTGGAGATCCATAAGTATTCTGTCTATCATTAAGAATACAATCAGATACCATTTTAATTAATTCATCTCTCTTTAATTTAGTCATTACTCATACTCCTCATCTAAAATTATTTCACAAGTACCATTATTATATTCTACTTTATAAATAGTAAAATACCAATTTTCATCAAAATCTTTCAATTTAATTGGTGCATTTGGATCTAATTTTTGTAATTCTTTAATTAAATCTTGTACATTTTTAATAAACATGATTAATTTCTCCAAAACCACAATTCAATATTAAAACATTTATAAAATAAACTAATAGATAAAGCAAATCTATATCTATGTATTAAATAAACATTACTATATAAATCAATATCTATACAAAATAATGAACTTTTATTAATATAAAAAGACAATTCATAAAATTTATTCAGAAATAAGTTTTTTATATTCATCTACTAATTCCTTAATTGTTTCATCATCTTTAGCTAGTGATTCAAATATTAACAATTTATTAATAGCTTTTGCTTTTTCTTCAATAAGTTTATCTAATTCTTCAATTCTTTGTTTCTTGTTATATTCATTTTTAATATAAGTTGTATCAATCTTACCAAGTACTTCTTTAACTAAATCTTTACTACAATTAGTTAATGATGAATATGTTTTATCATTAAATATTTCTACAACTTTACCTACTGCAAATATACCATCTTTAATGGGTAACAATACATCATCATTAATTTTTAATTTAAGTTTTTCATTAAATTTATATGTATATCTATTTTTACATGGATCATTTTTAATCAATGCATAACTATGATAATAATAAACTATATTACAATACTTCATCATTTGTTCTCCTTAAGTATTTGTTTTATTTTACTAATTATATCATCAGATATAAATCTTTCTGAATAAGCAAATATATATTTAATTGCTCTTATAATACGACCATACTTTCTATAAGTTGTCAATTCTTTTTGTAATACTTTAATATGTATTCTTTGTTGTAAATATAAATCATAATAATCAATATCTTTCTTTTTATGTACAGATTTTTTAATTGATGATCCATAATCTACATTATACATATTCATGACTTTTCTCTATAATAAATTTATATAACTCTTTATCATCATTAGCTTCATACAATTCTTGTATTTTATCTATATTATCAAATAAAAAGTTAATTAAATGTTCATTTGTCTTTTTACTTTTTCTATCTACTGATTTAATTAATAATTTAAATCTTCGTTTATGCATTAATTCAAATTCAGTAACTGTACCAAAATCATCATTTCTAATATTACATGGTGTAAAATTAATATAATATCCTCTTGATGATTTAGTATTACTAAAATAGTTATAACTACCTAAATCATAAATTATATCTATTTTACATTTAGTATATTTATCAATTGGATTTTTTAATGTTACTATACTCATTAACTATTCTCCTTGCTTTATTATGCATATTTTTAGCACATTTCTTACAGATACATTTTACACGATAACCTGTATTCGTTTTATACATATCATTCCTATTAATAACTTGTTTACATTCAGAACAAATATATGTATCTTTAATACCATCATCTACTAGATTAATTTTCTTTTTAATAAATTTATCAGGATTTAATTTAATTAATCTATATAATGTTTGAATACATATATTATGATTTTTACAAATTTGTTCATTTGTATATAATCTATTACCTTCTTTATCTTCTGAATTATAATCTATAATTAATAATTTAATATCATCTTCATCTAAATCTTCTATTCTATTATAACTACTTCTATATCTATTACTTGCATGCGAAGTAAATAGATTAGGATAATTATACATTAATTTATCAAATGTAGACATTGTGATATTAAATTCATTACAAGTCATTTGTTTAGTATGCATAAATTCATTATTTACATCTTTTTTATTATAATAATCTGTAATATCTTTAATAATATGAATAGCATCTTTATATTTAAGAAAGTAACTCATCTTTATTATCTCCAACTACTTGCATTACTTCATCAGTTTTATATACTCTTTTTCTTTTAGTAGTAGTTTTCTTTTTTCTCTTTTTAACTTCTTTTTTCATTGTTTCATTATTATTATCATTATAATAAGAAACAAATAAACCAGTAACAGTATTAAATTTATAATCTAAATACTGTAAATCTTCTTTATTAATTTTATATTTATTTAATACAAAATTACCAATATCTTCAAAAATATTCTGTAATTCATTAAAAACAAATTCTCTAGACATTATCTTTTCTCCTTATAAGTTTTTCTTTAATAGTTATTTGACGTAAACAATCTTCATAAATTGATTTATATTTAGTTTTCAATTTATTAATATCAACAATATTCATAATATATTTTCTTCTTAAATAGTATTTATAACCATTTCTAATTACATAATCATTATTCTTTATATAATCTGTAATTTTATCTTCTAAATCTTTTCTTTGTTTATTAATTTTAGGATATTTTTCTAAAATATCACAAAATTTATCAATAGTTGTATAAATGCTTGGTGTTTTATTCATGATATTACTCCTAATTTATCAATTTTGCTTCATCTTTCACAGTAAATTCTACATGATATTTATAAATACTTTCTAAATCAGAAAAATATTCACTAATTTCTTCTGCAGACACATTAAAATGTTTAATTAAATAATTAATAGTAACAGTTATAAATATCTGTTCATCCTGTTTCATATCTTCTTGGGTTGTTTCACCCATAATTAGATATAACATTGTAATTAAATGTCTTTTAATTTCTATATTTGCAATATTCATTAATTTAATCTCTTCTTAAAATTACGTTTAAATTCCATAATATCATTTAATGTTTGTTGTTCTGTTAATTTAAATCCTTCTGCATATAATTTAATTAACATTGCTCCAACAATTGATAAATCATCATCACTAAACATATTTTCTTTTTCATAAATATTACAAAATACTGTAAAAGCACTTATAATAGTTAATAAATTTGTTTTACATTTTACTATTTCATCATCTGTCATTATTAAAATCCTTTACTAAATGTTCTTCAAAAGTTGTTTCAGTATCATAAACTAAATAAAGTTTATCATCTTTAATTAAATAATACCAACCAAAATGATAATCTTTATCATGAGTTATCCATAATATGAAATTATCTCCATATTTAGATAAAGTTATATTATTTAATTGATATAAAATGGTATGATTTGTCATGAGTTATTTCATTTATATGTTCATAAAACTATTGTTATTTAAATAAAAATAAAGGCTAAGTGATTTAACACTTAGCCAATTGTTATTAGATTATATTTTTTCTAGCAAATTCTAGCATTTCATTAAGTTTCTTTACTTTATTAGCATCACTTTCTGCTTTATAGTTAAGTGTATTTTCAAGAATAGTTTCTGCAGAATTTACAGTTTCATATACCATATCTGGATTTGTGTTCTCTTGTGCACAAAGTTTAATATAATCATTATGAAGTTTTGCAACAGTTGACCAATAAAGTTCAAACGCTTTGCATTCTGTATTATTACTTAGATAATCAATCTGCTGTTCTGCCTTAGAATATTCACCATTCTTTGCATATTCTTTAGCTTTTTTAGCTTGTTTATCTAAAGTTTTAATTCTACTAGCAAATAATCCAACAATTCCTGCTGAAATATAAGCCATTGACATCATGTGTGGTGCATGTGTAAGCATATTTGCATAAGCCATTGTAAAATCTTTTACGTCTGCTACGAAATCTTGACTATAATCTATAGCTTCATAGTCATTGTTTACTTCTTTAAGTGCTTGAACATCAACTTTTGATTTTGTCATAATATAATTCCTTTCAGTAAATAAATTAAAATTAATGAAGAACTTTTCTTCATATCAGAAGAAAAGTTTTTTATGTATTTTAGATAATAATCGTTCTGTTTGTATAATAGTATAATTACTATAATGACTAAAGTCTTTATAAAGTTTACTAAGTTTATCATTATAATAATCAAATTCATCACTATCTAGTTTGTAACTCTTTAGTATCAATTTAGTATAGTAAATAGTATAAATAAGTCTTCTACATATAACAGCTTTTAATGAATTTTTACGAATAGTTATATTAGTCATGAGTAAATCCTTTCTAATTAATAGTAAAACAATCATTAAATGTATTGTTTTACTTTATATAATTATGCATAAAGAATAACACTTAATAAAAGTTATAATTATTATTATAGTTTTTATGTAAATATTTAAGTTATTGTAAATATTATTAATTTTTATTATTATGCTTATTATTAAATAGTTTTTATTAAGAAAGAATATGTTACAGTTTTATAATATTATTACATATTATTATGAATATAAATAATTATGCAAATTATTATTACAAATTATTAATCAATACTCCCCCTAATTCCAAAAATAGGTAGGTTATTATAAGAATAATAAAATAATATGAGATTATTCTCACAATAAATTATAAAAATATTTTATAGAATAAAAAATTTAATATTAAAACAATTAATTAAATTTGTTATTAATTATTAATTATTATTTATTAATTATATAATTATTATATATTATTATAATTGAGGAGAATAAAAATGAATAAAGAAATCTATTTATTACATATTAATGATAAAATATGTGCATATTATCATTATAATAATGATATATTTATAACAAATAATAATAATTTTATTAAATTATTTAATTATTTACATAATAAATATAAAGATAGTAAATTTAGATGTATAATTAATTATGGAATAGAAGAATATATTATAAATAAATCAAAGAATTTAATTTATGCATCATTAAATGATAATATATTAAATATAAATAAAGATAATAAAATAAAATTAATAAATATTAATAATTATAATAAAAATATAAATAATATTGTAGTTAGTAGTAAATATAAGGGGCGTTGACACTGGTATGGATATACAAATATCCATTATTTAATAAATATTAATAAATAGTATTATAATACCATTAATTATATAAAAGGTATTATATTACCATAGAATAATAAAAAATCTGTGGATAACTTTAATTTTTTATCTTGACAACTAAAAAATGATTGGTATAATAAATCATCACCGTTAGGTGGAGGGGGGTTTCATAGCTGAAAATTGTTAATTGCAGTAACGACAGTTGCTGCAATTTTTTTTATTAATTGACGGTAGTTAATTAATAAAAAAAAATAATTAATAATAAATGTTGATGATTGTTGTAATAAAAAATAAAATAAAAATTTTTATTTATTTATTATATAAATAAATAAATAAATATTTATTATTTATTAATAACCATACGAAACATTACAAAGTAATGTGAGGATACTTGAGCTATATAATTAAATTATTTAAATACTTAAATAATGTTATTTTTTTTTTAATAATATTAATAATAATTATTTATTATTTATTTATTATTTATTAATTAATTAATTAATTATTCCTACAAATAATACGAAGTATTATGAGGAGACATCAACTATATCA